ATCAGGAAGCACTCGTTTTCTGTCTGTAGCGCAGTATTTAGAGGGTAATGATTTACAGCAATTATGTTACGGAGAGCCTGACGCTAAACATACAACCTATTCATTCTGGGTGTACACAAACAAGACGGGTCGCTACGGGTTTTCTGCTATAAGCAGAGATAGCGGAGACAGCTATGACGTTTGGGGTTCGTACTTTGATGTCCCAACCGCCAACGTCTGGCAGAAAGTTGTGTTTACTGTAGAAGGTAATACAGCGGCAGACATTAAACGCACTAACGGTTTTGGTCTTTTAGTAGACATCTATCTAGCTGTCTCTGCCAATAGAGCGGGTATATCAGATAGTCAGTGGCAAGGTTATGGCTCTGCCCGTGTTCCGGGTACTTATACGGAGTACGTTGATTTCTTAGACAATACCTCAAACGTATTCTACGTCACAGGATTGCAGCTAGAACTAGGCAAAGTCGCCACGCCTTTTGAACACCGATCCTATGGGGAAGAACTGGCGTTGTGCCAGCGGTATTTTGAGCGGCAAACATTTTCTGGCGCTTATCAGTTTGTTTGTAACTCTATTAATACTAACACAACGCAGGTAGAGGGTTTTATACCTTTTATGGTTGAGAAAAGAAGTAGCCCTACAGTGACATCTTCCGCAGCAAGTACATGGCGGGTCAATGCTCTTGTTAATGATGTAACCGCAAGTTCTATCAGTTGGTTTTCTGGTACCGTATATGGTGTAAGGGGACAATGGACACGAAGTTCAGGTACGCACGTTATAAGGGAGGCTAGTTACGTCAATGTAGAAAACACTTCTCCCTATGAAGCATATATAAATATTGATTCGGAGTTATAATCATGTTTAACTTTCGTAGCTATGAAACCTCGCCAAGCAACATCTTCTGCCAAACCCACAACCACTGGATACCCCTAGACCCTGCAAACCGCCACTATCAGGAAGTGCTAGACGCAATCATTGCTGAAGGCGCAGCTTGCTTTGACGGTGATATTCCAGAAGACCTACAGGCAGCGGCAGACGCTAAACTGTTTGCTCAACAACTGGCAGACTACAAGACAGCCACAGCCCGACTAGCGCAGTATTTGGTCGCAGAAGGTCGCAATCAGGTCACAGAAATGCAGCCTACTGGCGAACAGGTCTGGAACGAAGACACAATGGAAATGGAAGATGTGATGATGGAAGTCGTTACAGTCACAGCCATTGAACCTGTAGAGGCAACAGTCACACGCATGGTGTACTCTGAGGATGATCCTATGGCAGAGCCTACAGAGGAAACCATTGAGAACCCCGTAATTACTACTGATGTGGCTGAACGTGCAGCGGCTCAGTCGGTTGTAGATGCTACACCACAAGCCGTTAAGGATGCGGCATAACTAAGGAGAAAAGCAATGGCAGAAAACAAAAAAACCATTGTCATCAACGACAAAGAATACACCGAAGACCAACTAACTGATCAGCAAAAGATTATGGTAAACCATATAGGAGACTTAGATCGTAAGATGAACACTACTCAGTTCAATCTCGATCAACTTGCGGTAGGTAAACAAGCATTTGTAGATATGCTTACCAAGAGCTTAGAAGAGGCAGTCAAAGAAGCTGCTTAGGGGTTGCGGTAACACCTAGTTAAGTGTTATAATGTATACATAAAAGTACTTAACTAGGCACACTATGACCGTATATATTAGAAGGCTTAGGGAAGCAGACTTACCTTCAGTACTAAAAGTATCAAAGTGGCTACACGAAAACTCACGGTATAAAGTTTTCAGCTACAACGAAAGCAAAGTAAGAAATCTGTTATCTCTAAGCCTTAAACCAAATAGCCCTGTATATGTGTCGGTGGCTCTTAAACAAGGCTCTGACGATATACTAGGATACTTCCACGGGTATGTAGATCATCATTATTTTAGTGACATGAAATACGCAGGGGATTGGGCAGTATGTATACTACCAGAATATCGTAGACATGCCCCAAAGATACTAAAGCAAATGGTCCAAGCTTTTGAAAAATGGGGCCGGAAAAACGGCGCAGAAGAAATCTCTATCGGCGCGTCTACTGAAGCCTACGGTACTGGCTATAAGAAATTTCTAACAAGGATGGGTTATAGGGACGTAGGTTTCCTCGCCGTGAAAGGATAAACAGATGAGTTTTAATTCAACCACTTCGGTTACCAACACGGGACTAGGTGATGATCAGTATGAACAGCTTCAAACTAATCAGACGGGTCTTGGTGAGCAAGCCCAAGAAGGTTTTACAGCCGTAGGCGAAGGTATCACTGGGCTTGGTACTAAAATCGAAGGCGCTACCACAGGCATTAATGCTAATACTAATACCGGATTTACTAATCTTACGGGTGTTGTACAAGGCTACGGTGATGCCCTTACGCAGGGTCAAACAGACGCTGCTACGGGAAGAGCTAAATATTATAATGACATGCTTACGGCGCTACAGAACAATACAGGTGGCCTAGCTACACAAGCTTCTCTTGATACAGGTTTTCAGGACGCTACTGGTAGATTTGATACATTAGATACTAGCGTTGGTGGGGTACAGTCTGCGGTAGACACAGGGTTTACTGACACAAGCAATCAAATGACAGAGGGCTTTGCAGACGCTGGTAGTAGGTTTGACAGTCTTGATACAAACGTGGGCGGCGTACAGTCTGCGGTAGATGCTGGATTTGATAGCGCGAATACATCCCTTAATAATCTTGGTGCTGATCTTAATAGTGCAGAAACAACTATCACAGGCAATCAAGGTACGCTGCAAGATAGTGTTAATACTATGTCCGGTAATCAGGACGCCTATGCTACGTCTTCGCTTGAAAATCAAGCCGCGCTACAGTCAGGTCAGGATACATTCTCATCTAACTTCGATAGCTTTGTAGACAGGTATGGACAAGATACTGAATTGGCTACAACAGCACGGGCTGATCTTGCCACCGCACAGGCAAATCAAACTGACCGTCTACGCGAAGACCTTGGTGATTATGCACAGGCAACTGCTACAGGTCAGGGTGATATTGCTAAAACTATTGGCACTCTGGGTACAGGTATTGACGCTGGCTTTAAAAACGTGGGCGCTGCTATTGGTACAGGCTTTTCAGACGCTTCTCTTGCAGATCAAACAGCATCAGAAAATCTTTCAACTAGACTTGGTAATGTTCGAGATTTGATACAAACTTCTAGTGATACGCTTGAGGCAAGCACTAGAGACCAGTATACTAAACTTGCTAACTCTTTTGATGAAAATGGTCAATTGATTGCAAACTCTATAGACGAACAAGGCAATACAATAACACGGTCTATGGACGCCCAAGGCGTTATTATGGAGCGCAAGATTGACGCCAACGGTAATGAGCTAAGTGCTGTCTCTATGGACGTAGACACTATGCTGGGTAATGCGGAAGCCTATGAGCAATCATTGATGGGTCAACTTGATCGGCGCTTCGACTCCGCAGAGGCTAGTACTGGAGCGGAACTACAGGCGATTGCTAGAGGATTTACTCAGCAAGATAAGAAGCTGGATAACCAGACCCGTGATCTAGCAGGTCTAGCGGCTGAACAGACCAATCTTGATGCTAATATGCGAAATGAATTTAGGCAGCTTGGTCAAGCATTTGATGATCAGGGTAACTTAATTCAAAACTCTGTAATGGAGAATGGTACTACGGTATCCCGCGCCATTGATGACAACGGTAATTTAATGTTGCGTTCTTTTGATGCCCAAGGAAATCGCATGGGTGATCAGGTTATGAATATTAACAGAAGTCTTAATAACTTAGCGCAACTAAGTACTATTCAAGGGGCCAATACATCAATGGGTAATTTAAGTCCGGCGATGTCTAACGCAGCACCAAGCACTGGATTTGCTTCCCCTTACGCAACAACGAGGTAACAATATGCATCCAACAAACGTATCCCCAGATTGTGTAGAACTTGTTAAAAAGTTTGAAGGTCTACATAAACTGAAGGATGATGGTTTAGTCCATTCGTATAGATGTCCGGCAAATAAGTGGACACTGGGCTACGGAGCCACTAAAGGCATCCGCTCTGGTATGCGCTGCACAGTAGAAGAAGCTGAACAGCGTCTAATAGCAGACTTAGACGAACACGGTAAGATTGTTAAACGACTAGTTAATGTACCACTGACACAGGGGCAGTATGATGCTCTGGTATCATTCGTATTCAACTTAGGTGGTGGTGCATTTAAGTCATCAACTTTGCTGAAAAAATTGAACTCAGGAAATTACGATGATTGTCCAGAGCAAATCATGCGGTGGAACAAGGCCCGTGTAGATGGTAAGTTACAGCCCCTGCGCGGATTGACTAGACGCCGTGCGGCAGAGGCCGCTGTCTTTAGCCGTGATGCACAGTTACCCTCTGATGAGGGTGGGCCAGAGATGCCACAGAAGCCTACCGCAGAAGCACCTAAGTCTTTGGCAAAGTCCAAAACAATGGCGGGTGCAGGTATTGCTGGCGCAGCAACAGCCCTAAACGAAGTATCTGGTCAAATACAGGGTTTAGTAAGCTATGCTCCAATGCTTAAAACAATATTCCTAATACTGGCTATTGGGGGCATTGCGCTGGCAGCATATGCACGGTTCAAAGACAATAAAGAAGGCATTCACTAGTGTTCGTCTTTGGAAAAATAAAGACCTATATCATAGGTGCATTGGCATTAGCCTTACCTATAATCTACGTAATGGGTCAGGTTACTGGACGGTCTAAAGAAAAAAACAAAGTGCTTAAGGATGATCTACAAGCACAGAAAAAAACTACTGACTTTTATAAGGCAATGGCAGAGCATGAAAACGACAACATTACTGATCGTAAGTCTCTTACTGAGCGGCTGCGGGGGAACGGTCTATAGGACCAACCTAGAGGTCTACTGCCCCCCAATGGCAGACTACTCAAAAGAATACAACGAAAAGCTGGCAGAAGAACTAACAAGTCTTCCGCAAGACAGTGATGCTATCGAAACTGCCGTTACCGATTATATACAGCTACGGGATCGTATTAGAGCCTGTGAAAATAAGAAGGATAATCTCTAATGGGTTGGTGGTCTGAAAATATTGGTGGCGGCAATAGCTTTGGAGAAAGTGTTGCAAACGCATTTACCGCTGGCGATGGTAAAGAATACCAAGGCGGTACACTTGTTGATACAAATACCAACAAAGTTATTGGCGGCGGTATTATGGACAGTAGTAGTACTGGTCAAAATAATAACAACGCACAAGTAGGTTCTACGTCTTCGGGACACGGTAGTAGTAACAGTGTTGGACAAATAGTAAGCAACACAGTTAGTGACGTTACAGGTGGCTTGGGTAGTTCTATCTTTGGCAAGACACATACCGTGGCTAAGGGCGACACCCTTTCTGAAATCGCACAGAAAAACAATACTACTGTTCAGGCATTAATAGACGCTAACCCAGAGTTAGCACAGGACAACGGTAATGTTATAACGGTTAACCAAAACCTGACTATTCCCTTTGGTGGATTTAACTTTGGTTTTAACAACAAACAAGAAGACACTTTAAGAGGTACATACAAGAGTAGTAGCACTGTAGGCACGGCTGTTAGCGCTGGTCTCAGTGGAGGTTTAAGTTTAATACCTAAAGCCTTGGGCGCACTCACGGGCTGGGCAAACGGCCTTGATCCAGAGAACCAAGCGGCTGGTACATATAAAGATAAGAACGGTAAAGACAATCAGGTGTATGATAACGGCGATGGTATGCTGTATTCATATAACTTCTTAAACTTGCCGTATGAAGTTAGTATTGTTAATGGTGAAATGGTGGATACCCTGTCTTTACCCGTAGATAAGAACGGGAATAAGTATAGTGATCCTAACTACGATCCTGATAACTTATCTGACCAAACCGCATATCAGTACACAGCTAGCCAGAACACTGGTGGCGATGACGATAATAACGAAATTCAACAGTACGCTGATGCCAACGCAGGTATAGGTGAGCCTGAAACTGGCGATGGTACAGGTACTGGTCAGAGTGACTACGACAAAGTACTGGAGATGGCTAAAGCCGCTGGTTTTACTGACATCAAAGGTACTCAGGAAGAAATCATTGCTAACGCGATGAAGTACCTAAAAGATCGTGGCCTTAACGTATCCGACAATGTACCAGAACTTGATGCAGACGCTGAAGGCACAGTCATGGGAGACTTTGAGGGTCTTGATGATATCAACATGCCTGATGTTAATACTGTGACAGATGGTGTTCAGGTAGATAGCGTAGCCAATGCAGAAGCTGCTACATATGATGTTACAGAAAATGTTATAACAGATGACATGCTGGCGACAGGGGTTACTGGTGAAATAGACAGTGACAATCTTGTAGACGCCGACAACATACAGATTGATGTAGAGGCAGAGGCTAAGGGTGAAGGGGTTATGGGCGATAGCCTAGATAACTTTGCTTCCCAGAATATCTCTACAGTTATTAATACTTCTACAGCCGAAGGTAAGATGTTGGCCCAAGCATTAGGCGAGGGTAATTATACTGACCATAAAGCAACCTTGATGGGTCAGATAAAGTTAATATCTGCGGAGTTTAAAGACAGCAATGGTAATGCACGAATACCTACTTGGGCGCAAGCTGATTTAAGAGGGATACAACAGACCATTGCGTTTGGTGGCATGACAGGGACTGCGGCTACAGAAGCATATGCCAATGCTATTATGGAAGCTACTATTGGTGTAGCAGACAAAGAAGCGGCATTCTTCCAAACACTCACAGTTAAGAACCTAGACAATCGCCAAGAGTCGATTATTAATAAAGCTAAGATATTAGCTCAGTTTGAAATGGGTAACTTAGACGCCCGTGAGACAGCCGCTGTTCAGAATGCCAAAGCCTTCTTAGAGATGGATTTACAAAATTTAACAAACGAACAGCAAGCTATGGTCATTAACAAACAGGCTATGGTAGACGCTCTGTTTAAGAATACTGAGGCAATTAACGCACAAGCCTTGTTCACGGCAGAGGGCCGGAATGACATGGCTAAGTTCTACGATGAGTTAAATGCTTCAATACAACGTCATAACGCTACAGAAATCAATGCGCTTAAGAAGTTCAATGCTGGTGAAATCAACGATAACTCTGAGTTTTTAGCCGACTTGAGAAACTCTAGGCAACAGTACGTTGCTAATATGCAGTATAATATTGATAAGATGAACGCTACTTGGCGTCAGGACGTAGCCACAACAAACAATCAAAATAAGTTTGACGCTGCTAGCACTGATATTAAAAATGCACTAGATATCACACAAGAAGCCCAGAATGCTTTATGGGATGATGCAGATAGTCTGTTAGACTACATTTGGAAATCAGCCGACAATGATCAACAGCGCGAGTTACTATTACTAACAGCGCAGCTTCAGGCACAAGCTGGGCAGTCAGGCGGCAGTAGCAGTAGTAGCTTCTGGA